ATCACAACCTCAGTAAACGAACCATTAAGAGCATAATTTAGGTTCTTTGATTCGAATAGAATGGAAACATCATACAATTCACCATGTCCGACAATTCCTACCTCATACGGGGTGGGACTATATTCGGAAACGATTAGGAACTGGATGACGTAAACACCCCCCTGAGGGAAACTAATAGAATCCCCACCCGCATAATTACAAGCAGGAACAGGGATAATATAAGAACCCGCATCAACATCGGTTATTGGATAGAATGTCGGAACAGTTCCATATGATGAAGTTCCAAAGAAACCATGAGAACCAAGTCCAATAGGACTGGTATACAAGGCAACATCGAACTGTACGGAATATAAACCGACATACTCAGGAGGCGCTTCAGATACCTACAGTTGAGGGGTAATGAGTTCCACGTCATAAATGACGTAGAGTTCACCCAAAGCAGTTGTATCAGCGCAACCAGAGACGCAAACAAATAAGTTACCAACATCATATGTCTTCAAATCTGTTCCAGAAACGGTCGTTGAACGAACGTAATGCTGTGACAGTTTATTAAGATCAGGTTTGTCAGTAACATAATCTGTCTGGGACCAAACAGGACAACGAACAGCATTATGATATGCCATAATACCAGATTTGGTAGTAGGAGCAACATCATTTGCGTCGAAGTCGATAGCCATCATGAGTGATCCACCCACACTGGTTGGTTTCTCGGTGCTAAATTGAAAACACAAGCTATTAAACTTGTAACTCTCATAATTGGCAGCGATAATCGAAAGCCATGGGAACGAGGTTGCGATACCAGGATTAATGGCGTAAGCCACGGCCGCGAAAGCGACAGATCCATAGACATCCGCAATATACTCACGATGACGAATCCTCACTCTTCCGTCCCCGCTAAAAGCGGAACGTATATCGGGTGTGGATGTTTTAACCAAATTACCAATTGCTGAAGGAACTGAGATTCTCTTATTTTGTTGAGAAGTCTTTGGAGAAACTTTGGCATTCTTTGATTTCTTAGGCATGATTTCGTATTGGATTCCGCAAATCATAAGCGGGACTATTCATCTCTGTCAAACCAATCAGAATAAACCAATCGGAAGTTCCGTGTAGTCTCTCGGCATTTTAGCCACAAAAGTGACATTTAGCACGTAAATCTTTACGCCCCTATAGGGACAACGTTTTGGACTATTACTGACAGAAACCCAATGAACAGTTTTACGACTTGTCCGGGTCTTATCCATCTACCTGCTCATTCTAACCAGCTCATCAAACTCATCAATGCCAATAGGCATATTTGGAGCATGAACTATAATATCCTTATACTCATAATGAGTTAGGTTACCAAATTCATGACCAATACGACGAGAATAATGAAAAGAAATTCGATCAGATCGACCTTTAAAAGGGAAGATCGGGGCGAGTGGAGGGCAAGGTGATTTCTTTGTGATGAAACATCGGGCATTCCAATAATCACAAATAGTCCGAAGGGACATTGGATGTAGCCTATAATCTGTTTTCACAAATTTTGGGCAATAATTCGAACAGGAATTACCTGTCTGAACCTGACCAGTAGCCCGGAAAGCATAAGCGATTCGAGCCACCCAAGGGTCATCATCAAAAAGTTCTTCGGAATCACGGGGAACATACTCTCCAACAACCAATCTTGGCTTCAAGACCGCACCAGCAAATTTCGCGAGAGGGATTGAAAATCCTTCCCGAGAAAACAGCTGTAGCTCAGGACTTGAAGCAAATTGTGAAGCCATTCGTCTTTGCACCCGAGACAGATGTTTAAACCAATCTTCGGGCGCAAACTCTGGATCCAAACCAAAACCACCAAGGTGGCAAGGCAAGTACCAGCAAGGCCGGAAATATTTGCCAAAACAACGATTCTGAAACCTAGACAAACACTGTGGGACGCAACAAGCGGCCCAAGGCAGATGTCTAACCATCTTATTAAGGTCGCGAGCGGCCAAAAGAGGTGTAGAATCAGATTCGCCACCCTTAAGCGAGATACCAGTTATCACCTTCTGAGAAAGATAAGTTCTTCGACACATCTCTGAGCGACCATTTACTGTTCGTTCAAGAAACGTCTGAGAATTCATCATGCAGAAATAAGGAGAAAGATAGTGTTTTCCAACACTGATCTTAAAACCGGCGTCAACGCAACAAGGGAGGAAGTACTTATCATGAAAGGTCTTGGTACACTTAAAAAGCATATCATCGCCATTGACAAGCACGTTAAAGCGCATAATTCTTGCGAGACGAACGATTTTACCCTTCTCACGAGGGGTAGAATCTTCAACCCAACGGTCAAGGGCTGTCCAATACACCGCTAAGTTAATTAGACAAAGCAACGGAAAGGACAACGGATGACCCATTAACTGACCCTCAACTACGCGAACGGAAGAACCGTCAGGGTAGTGAGCCATACCACTAAGCAGTGAGGAATAGCCGAGATAAAAGTAAGGAGAATCCCTGAGACCCGAAAAGGCCTTCAGACTCGCATCCTTACGCAATAAATCGGTAGCTGCCTCATAATCAACAGAACACCATAAGGGTAAATCCTTGGTCTTGGCATGAATTCTTCTAATAGAATCCGTAAGATCATCATGTAACATTGTCGAAGCAAAACTCTTCTTCCAGCAATCTAGCATAAATCCTTGCAACGGCTGCAAAGCTGTATAAAGGAAACCATCTCCTTTGGAGATGATTCTAAATTTGCCAGGTTCAGGAATCGCAACAACATCAACCGAATTCAGAATGGTGCAATGATTTTGTCCATCGTCCTCGTCTAAAAGACGAGACTTCACAGAATCAACTGCTTTCAAATAATTCTCACTTCTCCATTTAGTAATCTCAGCATTTAAAATACCAAGACTTCCAAGAGGAGTCTTTACTGACGGGAACTGAAATTTGCCAAATAAACCGAGCGCCCCTCCATCACGGAGGGATACTTGTCGGCAGGCAGATCCAGACGGCATAAATTTATGATACTTAGTCCAATCTTCACAGAGAGGACGAACAGAATCAAATTTATATGTCGGGGAAGAAAACAACATAGCACTAACTTCCATGATCTTAAAAGAAAGGTCAAGGGGGCAATGAGGTTTAACCTCAGAGAGACGAGCTTTATGCGCGTCAAGTGCTTTGTCTCTCTTCAAATCGGACAAGGCAGGCCAAGCCTGTTTACATCCTTTTTGAAGAGAATAAATGAAGGAGAGGTCTTTTTTAAGGACAGCTCGTTTCACAAATGTTTTCAACCAACCCGAAAATAACGGACATGTGTTCCATTCTTCTCGGACCGGAGGGTTCGAAGAGGATGAAACACACTGAAAGAGAAGAAGATCAAGCCAATATTTACAATAG